AGTTGCGGTTGGTCGCGGCAGTTGAAGCGTCGCCACCAACATCCACTTCCGCGCTGTGGAAAGCGGCGGAACCATCGCGAGTGATGGAATACATGTCGTGGTCGGTGAGCAAGTCAACACCTGCTTGAGTGGTGGTCATCACGGCAGGGTCGGAAGTGATTCGGTCAAGCGATTCAAAGTCGTTGCCTGCGGTGGTGGTGACATCCTGCAAGAGCATTCGGTTGATGTGTTCAGCGTGATGCTTACCCATTTCTTCCTTCAACACGGAGCGCACATCGCCCATACCGTCGTCCTTGTCGGAAAGGAACATGCTCACTTCGGACAAGTCAAAAGTGTGCGCGATGGTCTTGGGCTTTGCGGCCACATGGAGGAACTCCGGCTTGGAGGTGTCGGGAAGAACGCCGTTCTCGGCAATGCCGCCACCCTTCGTGAACGAAGCGCGCTCCGTGAGGATGCGCCATCCACTTCGCTCCCAAGGCTTCTTGGGCAGAATAGAGAAGGCGTTGAACTCTTGGTTGAGTTGCGACCAAACCTTTCGGCCATAGATTGCTTGATAGGTTCCCGCGGTGGTGGACAACAAAGGCGCGTCAGCCTTCAAAATGTCACCTGCTCCGTAGGAGTATCCGGTCTGAGAAGCGCCACCGTAATAGTAACGCTCCATGTCTTGAACTGTTCTTACATAATTTCGTGCCATCAGTATTCCCCTCCTTTGAGTGCTTTGCCTGCAAGTCGGTGAACATCGTCCCACGACATGTTTGCAAGTTCAGCAGTTTCGGGAATGGTAACGGTTGCGGTGTTCGCAGACTTTGCAATCATTGAACCGCCAGCAGACACATTGTCAATGCGTTCGTTGAGCGCGAGAACAGCCTTCTGCAACTCAACCATTGGTTCGCGAGCGTCAAAGTTGGCCTTGGCGATTGCGTCAGCCTCAGCCTTTTGCTCCTTGAGGAAGCGGTCGGTGAAGTGGTTGTTCAAGTCGGACTTGAATTGTTGCTCGGTAGCCGCGGCCTTGAACACTTCGTAAGCAGATTCAATCTCAGCCCGTGAAACATTTCCAGCGTTGAGGTATTCGCTCTTGATGACATTCTTGTTACCGCTTGGTGCGGAACCAAAGTTTGGTTGAGGGCGCTTGCCGGAATCGTCTTCGCCAGCCCCTTCAAGGGAACCCTGTCCGCGCATGTCGTATCCCGACTCGCCCGGTCCGTAGCCCTTGTTGAAGTGGTCGCGAGCCGCATTGGGGTCAAACCCTGCGCTCTTTGCAGTTTGCTCAAGCCACAATAGGTAGTCGCTCGTAATCATGTCGTCTCCTTTCGTCATTTTCTCATCCTCTTTGTCGTTTTTGTCTTCGTCATCGGAATACATCATGTCCTCATCTTCGTCGTCTTCTTCGTCGTCGTCCATTGGGGGCTTTTCCTTCTTGGGCATTCGCTCCTTTTTGTCGCCGTCGCCGTCAAGGTCGTTGATGTCGGGCATGAATCCTTTCTCTTTGTCTTCGTCTTTGTCCTCTTTCTCGTCAAGTTTCTTTGACAAGCGTTCAAGGACGCTTTGCAGTTCGCTCATTGTGTTGGTCATATTATCACCTGTGTCTTCCTTGAGGATGCGAAACTGCGCTTCGGGGTTGATACCCTTCTCACAAATCGTAACCTCATGGAGTTCCATGCGACGGATTTCGCGGTAGTCGCCGCGGGTTTGGTCGCTCTTGTTGACGCGCTCAAATGCTTGACCGCCGATAGAGAACGAGCGCAGGTTCCCTTTGCGGATTTCGGAAGCCACTTCGCGTGCCTTCTCAATGTCGCCGCGCAACTTGATGACGACGAACATGCCCGTGTCGTCCACTTCGGACTTCCACAGGCGACCGTTGGAGTCGGTGTAAGAATCAATAACGCTACCAACTTGAATGTTAGAGTGTGCGAGTTGCACATTGCGAAATGCTTCGGCTTTCATGAACTTGCTGAAAGCGTCTTTGAGTGCCGAGCGGGTGATGAGGTCGCCCTGCTTGTCAACCATCTCAACTGACGCGTATCCAGCAACAACCAAATCATCGCCGAACCCCTTCAAAATGATGGGGTCCGAGGAAGAAGAGGGGGCCGCAAGAATCGCCATTGCTTTCGCGACTTTACTTCATGCTATATCAATGAAACCCTCATTGAAGCGCGACGACACCATCATCCTCTAACACCGCTTCTTCGCCTTCTGTGCTTCGCAGTCGCTTGGTTTTCTTTTCAGTCGCGGGCTTTAACTCATCGTCTTTGCGCGCCGCGGGGTCAAAATCGGGGAGCGTTTCATCGTTGATGTTTTGAGTAGGTCCGCGCGGATGTTCATCGGGGGTTGCATATCCGATGCCCAAACCCTGCACACCTGTGCTGGTAATCTTCTCTTTAGCGAGATGTTCTAATCCGCGCTCCGCCAATTCAAGACCGCGCTTGATAACTTCCTCTTCCTCTTCCAGCACCTTCTTTGGTTTCTTGCTATGCCCTGCTGGTGGTTCGGGTTTGACCTCATCGTATTCGGGTTCCTCCACTTCTGCTTTCTTCAACAACAAAGCCGCTTGATACTCCCAATACACCTGTTGGTCTTCGGCTAAACGCACAAGGTATTCATTGCCCCATGTCGTGGTTTGAGGTTCAACAAACCAAACACCTTCTTCTTTGCGCGTCTTACAAATCACATCATCATCAAACGCGGGGAAGTTGATGACGATTTGCCCCTTCTTGATACCCACGCGTTGGGCGACATGTTGCTCACCAGCAAGAATCGCGAGCGTTTCAACGCTATCAGCGGCGAGCGGTTCGTTGTCCGTGATTTTTGCAGAGCGTATGCGGTAGACAGGATATTCACCCTTTGAAGCGCTGACGCCTGTGCAACGGACTGTGGCGAAGTCTCCGACATTCAAACCCCGCGGACCCTTCGCGTTGCCGACCATCATGTAATGCTCGCCTTCGTGTTCCTGTGCGCGCTTCCCGTAATTTTCGGGATGCATGAGTGGACCGACACCGACGGTGTAGTTTTTACCAGCGCGCGAAAGGATGACCACATCAACCATTTTCTCTTTGCTCAACAACACCCACTTGGGGTGGCGAGGCTCTCCTTTCATGTAAGTCGCGTTCGCATCGCGGAGAAGAATGTCAATGTTTTGCTCTCCCCGCAACCCTTCAATTGCAGTCTGCAATCCTTCATCGTCGCTACGCTTGGTGTTGATAGGTTCGGGCATTTTGATGTGTTCGCTGGACTCGTATTGAGCGCGAAGGTGGCGTATGCGGTCTTTCGTCGGCATGTTGTGCGTGTCCTCGTCCGCCGTCTTGAGCAAGTCAACAACAGTCATCAGTCCATCATGAAGAATCGCGTGAACCGTGAAGTCCTTTTCGTAGACCTTATCCGCTTCCTCCAAAATAGCCTCATCCAACTTCACCTCTCCATCAACACCGTATGCCGTGATGCCTTTTTTGTCTTTGGTCGCAATCACATGCTCACCTTGCGGGTAGAGTGAGATAACCCAATCACCTGTGAATCCGCGCAAATGTTGCATGTCTTCCAAATCAAAAATGCGATGCATGAACTTGACAGGTTGAGGCTTCCCGTCTTCTTTGGTGATAAGCGAATCATCAATGACAACATCAGCAGAAGCAAGTTTGAGTTCGGTGAGGTCATTCGCGCTTTGCGCTCGCGCATCAAAGGGGGTTTGTTGCCCGAATGAGTTCTCCAATCCAAATGTGTGAGGTTGGAGCATCGGGTTGACAGCCATCATCGCGTCTCGCGAAACAAACATGTTTTTACGCATACCGTTCGGTAAACAGTTTGGAGCGATTTCGGGCGATTGAAATACGATGTGGCCTTGTTTAAGCGCGTCTTTGTTGATGGTTGCTTTGAGAGGGACAGACCTGCCGTGTTTGTTCATGTATTCTTTGCTGGTGTAAAGCGGTATCAAAGGAGCCTTGTCAAGACCGCCGCCGCCAAATCGCAATGTCTTTTCACTAAGCGTGTGATTCGGATTCGTTACAACCGTGTCATCACCGAGAGAGTGAGCCATCTCCCTCATTCTTTTATATCGGCGCGTCAAATCCTCTTTGCTACCTCGCGGGAAGATATTCTCTTGCATTTTTCCTGCGGGAAGACGAATACCCGTCGCCAAAATGTTCCTATCGCTACCCCCTTCCAAATGTTTGATTGTATGCCCCATCACATCTTGAATAGCGTTAAACTCATCGTCCATTGAAACGGCTTTGCCATGATACTTTACCGAATCGCCCCCGTGAAGCAAATTGTGAGTTTCGCTATTGAGTTTGTGAACGCCACCCTCATCATAGCGAATGTGGTAAGCGTCGCTTATTTCTTTGTGTAAATTGTTGGGGTTCTTGATAAGGTCAAGCACGCTTTTGACATGACGGCTCCCTCTTCGCGTCCTGTCTGTGACTTGAGAAGGCGCGGGGACATCAACCGCTTCACCCAATTTTTTATGCGAGTAGTAGCGAGCCATGAACGCATCCTCAAACGAAATGCCCTGCTCTTCCGCGGCTTGAGTGACTTCTTTCATCACTCGTTTGAAAATAGCCTCCGACTTTCGGTCGCCGTTGTTTTTGGAAAAGACATGCGTAGCAACTTCATGCCCTTTCACATGTTCGGGGAAAAAGTCGCTAAGTTGACGGAAGTCTCCTTTTGAGTCGTAGTTTGAGCGTTTTACTTGCAAGTTGTTGAGACGACGAAAAGTCTCGTTATCAACCAATTTGCTGATGGATTTGGCGCTTTTGTGACCGTGTGCTGTAATACCCTTACGCATCATCTCATCACGCTCTTCGGGCGTGAGATTTGCGGCAATGTATTCTGCAATGTGCATACCGTAAACGGTGTGCGCCCACGCGTCGTTGTTCTCTTCGGCGCTCATGCCTTCATAGCCAAAAGCCTTCTTTCCAAAGTGAAACTCAAACGCAGGTTTGACGATACCGTTGAATATCTCTTCACTCACATCATGTGTTTGTCGCGCAAGTTGCGAATGGTCTTCAATTGGTTCGTTGGATTCGCTCGGATTGACATAGGGTTGCAGTTCATTGATTTTCGCGTAAATAATGTCGCGTTTAGCATCGTCTTTTTCAAAACGAAGAGCATTTGTCAATTCGGTTTTACGCTCATAAGCGAGTGCAGATATGTCGGGGGCTATCACATACTCTTCTCCATGTTGAGTCATTCCGAAAGGCATGAGAGAGTTTTCATTGGACTGCTCTTCGTATTCCTTAATTCGCTTCTTCAACTTACGCATTTGCCTCTCCGAGTTTTCAATATCCAAACCCTCTGTCGCCATAACTTCGCGAAGCAATTGATTTTTGGTAAGCGCTCCATGCATCAATTGTTCGGGAGCGTAAAACTCGCCGCGTTGCAAAGCATCAAGGTATTTTTGATATTCGTCAAGCGTGTAAAACGAAGAGTGTTGGCGACCTTCTGTATCAACAGCACCCGTCAATTCGCGATGAACTTGTTCCGCCCCTCGGAATTGTCCTGTCGGGTCACTCCTACGAGAAGAAGCATGATTTCTGCTCTTCCAATCCTCCAATGCAACAGGGTCGCCGATGTCAAGCGGCTCATGCGACCCCATCATACCGATAGGAATGCGAAGAGTGTGTTCGGGCTTGAGGCGGTCGTAGTCAAACCGCTTGAGAGTGTTTCCTTTAAGTTGTTCGGAAAAAAAACGCCTGTCGTGATTTTTGGTAATGGCGTTATCGCGAAGAAGTTGCACTTCGGACATGGGGTGGTTAGAAACAATGTTGTGGTCTTCGTGTAAACCATCCATGCTTAACATGCCCAATTCGTCTCGTTCATCGGGGTTGAGGTTTGCCTCAGCACCGA